ACCTATATACTGTGATAACAAGCCCTTGATTAAGGGCTTGTTTTTATTTTTCCTATTATCTTACCTATTATTTTAAAGTGCTTTTCTAAAGGTAAAGAAATAGTTATAACAGGGTATTCATCATTAATAGGTACTAATTTAATACTGTATTCATTATAGAATACTTTTCTTATATAAATATCTTTATCGCACTCTATTAAATAAATTTCCCCATATTTAAAATCATATCCAAAAGTTACCATCAATCTTTCATCAGTTTGATAAAGTGGTAGCATTGAATTATCCATCATCGTTGCTACGATATCATAACTATTAGCTTGATAAGAAGCTTCTAGCAATATATCAGAGTACTGTAATAATGATTGACGTTGTTTATCTTCCAGTTTATCGTAGTTAGAAATGATATTACCAATAGTCGTATCATTTGGGTATTTTTCTTCAAGATACTTTACATCTAACGCTATTTTATCTGATTGATTAACCATATCAAAATGCTTGTACAATTCTGATTTAGTTAATACTACATCTTTTGGAGCGTCAAAACCATTTAACCATTGTTCAGAAACTTTCAAAGTTTTAGCTAATAGTCTTACTTTTTCTTTATTTGGCTCATTTCTACCGCTTATATAATGAGATAAGTTAACTTTATTTAATTTTATATTCATTTCTTTTTGGTAATACTCAGACTGCCGCAAGATATCGATAGGACGTAAATTACGTTCACTCATTATTTGTTTTAACCTATCTCTAGTAGTTGATACTTTCATATTAAAAAACCTCCTTTCATTGCTTGATATATATATTATATTATAATGAAGAAAAAAAGTAAACAAAAAAAGTTAAAAAATGTTAACAAAAACTATTGACTTTTTGAAAAGTTAACTGTATAATTAAATTACAAAGTTAAGAAATGTTAACTTTTAAAATAAAGAACGGAGGTGAAATATATGACACCACGCAATAAACATGCGAAGTTACAAAAACGTATTACTGATGTTTGTAAAGCAAATATAAATTTTGCGATTCTCATGGAAATGTCAAACGTTACTCTAGTCAAGAAATTAAAAGATGACGGGATTTGGACTACCGAAGAGATCAACAAAGCTTGTAAG